GCTCGACAGATCCTGCCCGATCACGCGGCGGCGATGATCGGGCAGGATCTGTCGAGCAGCGAGCGCGGGCATGCGCGCGACATTCATTTCCACCGCGCCAACCCGGCATCGCTCTTCCCGGCCTGGCTGGTGCATGACGACACCCCGGGGATGGTCGAGCCGGCCTATTGGCACTTCGAGCGCGTCTCCACGAATCTCACCGCGGCTCCTTCGCTACTCCTGCAGACGCTGGCCGGGCACGCAGTTCGCTCGCGTTACCTGATCGAGGATTGCACGATGGCGCTCATCAAGGGCGAGGTGCAGATTCCCGACAATCACGCGCGCATGCCGCGGCGCGCGCGTGACCGCTGGAACTACGACGTCGCTGTCGTCGGCGGCAATGTCGAAGAGCTGCAGATCAGCGATCCCAAGATGCGCGTCCTGGCGCTGCCCGCCGGCACGACGATCACTGGCGGCACGCCCGCGGCGATCGACACGCTGCTCGGCATGTATGATTGGGAGACGGGGCGCACCGATCAGCTCATGTTGGACAACTCGATCCGCGCCCTGGCGACGCGCTTGGGCGGAGATCGCACCAGCGATCCCTGGTCATTCGACACCTATCACCCCGCCAATGGCGCGCAGACCATCACGATGAACGCCAACTACACCGGCATGGCTGAGGGCGCTGCGCTCGCCGATCTCAATGATGGGGGCAGCCTGCTCTCGATCGTACGGATCGATACGGAGATCGGCTTCGTCTAGCGCCCTAACATAGGCCGAGGGTGCGCAGGGTTGGGAGACCGATCAGCGGCCAGACCCGCGCACCCGCGCCGAAAGTGGCGATCCAGAACATTGCCCAGCATAGCGCGCGCTGCGCGCTGAAAGACACGCGCTGCGCAGTGTGGAGGTCCGCGCTCACCTTGCTGAGTTTAGTGTGCATGTGTTCGATTGCGGCGGCATCCGCTTGGACAGCCTGCAATAGATCCGCCTCCTGCTCCGCGATGAGCGTTTTAAGATTGTGCATTTGCATGTGATGCAGCGTCAGGCTCTCTCGCCATTGGTGAAGCGGGTGATTGAGTGACTTCTCGATAGAATCGCCAATCGCCAACACCGCGCGCGCATCGATCTCTACCGGTCCCTCACCTGGTATCCGTCCAGGGATGCTGTTGAGATAGACATTGCGCGCCTCGTTGACGGCGTTCATCGCGACGCCGCGGAGGTCGTCGAGGAACTTCGGCGGAAGCTGGACCCACCTGCTCATGATCGTCTCGGAGTCGACGGGGTTGAGCGATTTCGAGACCCTCTCGAGCCGCTCTGTAAATGCGGTCAATGCGTCGAGGCGTTGCCTGATCTCGCCATCAACTTCCTTATCGGTGAGTGGGGCAAGCACAGTCGAGTTGCGCACCTTGGCTACCGAATGCTCGACATAGTGCTCTGCGCCGAAATAGAGCATGGCGAGCCAAACGCAGATATAGGCAAGGAGCGCAGGGAGCTTAGCTCCTAGGCCTGGTATCTGCAGGTCGCTCGGCCCGGCGAGTGAAACGACAATCATCAGCGATGCCCAGAACAGGTAGTTTCGCCTGGTCTTGTAGAACTGCTCGGTGAGTTTGATTTCGATCGCGCTTGGAACCGCCATATTTCCCCCTCCTCAGCCGTGGGCGATGAGCTTCACGCTCACCCTGCGCTATTGTCCCCCGCCGGAATTTCCGGCGTTCGGCGCGTGGAAAATGATGTTCATATCATTGAGGAGCTTGGGCTCGGTGCCGAGAAGGTGCTCGCGCACCGCCAGCAGCGCAGAAAACGGATTACGGCCGTTGCGATAAACGATCCCGTCGCTCAGGTGTATGTAAAGCTCTTCGGGTAGATAGAGCGCCAACTCAAATGCTAGCTGACGGGCGCGTCGATATGCCGCGGGATCGTCATCGGCGGTTAGGAAAGGCGCAACCGCCAGATACTCCCCGATGCGAGAAGCCTGCTCGCGAATGCGGACGTCGTACCGGTACTCTTCGATTTTGCGGTTCGTGAAATAGTCGATCGACTTATCCAGGCAGGTCTTCGCGATCGGGCCTAGTATCGCGCCGATGATGCCCGCCGCCACGCCGACAGTTGCCAGCTCCCACATATTCGTTCCCCCAAAGTATCCCTCAATACGCCGATCTCTCTCCGCTTGAAACACGACAAGCCGACGATAGAAGTCAGTATGGGGCAGCATCAGGGCTGATTTAGGGGGAGGCATATGGGGCAGAAGCGGTCCGCCGATCAGGCGCGGAGAAAGTTCGACAATCAGATCGGACACATGCGGCGATCGTGCTTTGCCTTCGATCAGCTCGAGTTCGAAGAGTATGAGCGCATCGCGGCGGCCATCAAGATCCTGGTGCATGACAAGGCGTCCGCTCGAGGGCGCCCGTCACAGTCCGCGCTGACGCAAATCGGCGTCGACATCTCGAGGCTCGAATTCGTCCAATCCGGGGCGTTCGAGTTGAGCGGTCCCGTTGCTGAAGGAAGCTGGCGAAATCCTCTCCCGCTGGTCACGATGCAGAAAGTTGACGGGGCTTGGTCCTACGTCCCCTTGTATGGCCGGTTCTCGCGGGCCGAACTGCCGAACCTGGTGAGCTTCGACACTTGGTGGAATCAGCCGATCTTTGAGACTGCAGACGGACGCGCGCTTGCGCGCTCGGAGCTCATTCTTACTGTGCGCGACCAGGACGGCGGCTCCCACATAGATTCGGAGATCGACGGGGAAAAGTACCTCGAACTCCTGGCAGGGGGCCGGGGATTCCACATGCTTCCCGGTGACACCAGCGATCGATTGCGTTCGCCTATTGCACTCGGTGGCCGTCTTAACGCCGTCGCGCTCGACGGATGGGTGCCACTCCCGAACGCCGATGCCGCCACGATCAGGCAGATCGCGTGGGAGCTGGAAACCACCTTCATCCGTGAGGATATTATCGAGAATTGGAAACCCCGCGTCGGCATCAGTATCATGCCGCCGGATCATCGGTTCGCCAAATTCGGGACGATCCCTCAGCCCTTGTCCTCGCCAATCATCGCCCGAGAACGCATCGCGCACGTCGGCACACTGCAACTACAGGCGGAAGCTGCGACGGCCTTCGATTGGCCGCTCTCGGTAGTTTGGAATTTTGATGCGAGCGCCGAAAAGTTCTCTTTCGTCGTGGAACGCAAGGGTTCGGTCGAGGATCCGAACGGGCCTTGGACGCCAATCGCTGCGGCCGGGAAACCTGACTGAGGTCGTGAAGGGGCGCCTCGCGCTGCGCGTCCCGCCCCTCCTGTTGTAACGCAACCCCTTACAACACGCCGCGCGTGATACCCCGCGCGCCTCTCGCCACGATCCGCTCGCTGGAGCTCCGGCTCCCCATCAACCAGCGAAGGGTCTGCCCGTGTCCAACAACCGCGCCACCAAGTCCGTCACGTTCGCCCGCCCGGCGAACACCACGCAGTATGCCGCCAACGACCTGGTCGCGAACCACGCGACCGCGGGCAGCGTCGTCGCCCCCTATGTCGCCGCCGCGCGCTTCCCTGGCGGGAATGGTGCCATCAAGGGCGTCCAGCTCAGCAAGAGCACCGAAACGCTCACCGCCGCGGCCTTCCGTCTCCACTTCTTCACCGCGGCGCCGACCGTGGCCAACGGCGACAACGGCGCCTTCGATCTCACCAATGGTCAGGCCAAGGGCTACCTCGGCAAGGTCGACGTGACGATGGACCAGGCCCTCGGCGATGCCGCCTTCGGCCGCGCCGCGTGCGATCTGCAGTTCGACACCGTCGCGCCCAGCGCCGAGATCTACATGCTGCTCGAGACCACAGGCACCTATACGCCGGCGTCGGCCGAGACCTTCACCATCGAGCTCGAGCTCGAGCGCGACTGATCCCGATGGGCGAAGACGACATCCCTGGTCGCATGGGCGAGCTGATCCGCATTGCCAAGGTCAAGTCCGTTGATCTGGCTGCGGGTACGTGCGTCGTCGCGGCCGGGGATGTCGAGAGCGCCGATATCCGCTGGCTCGAGCGCCGCGCCGGCAAGACCCGCACCTGGTCGCCGCCCAGCGTCGGTGAGCAGCTGCTACTCTTCTGCCCCGAGGGCGACATCGAGGGCGCCGTCGTGCTCGGCGCCATCACCCAATCCGCCTTCCCGCTACCCGGCAATAGCGCGCGCGAGCTCGTGCAATTTGAGGACGGCTCGATCGTCGCATTCGACCCGGAATCGAGCACGCTGGACGTCACCCTGGCGAACGGCGCGACGCTCAACGTCGTCACCGGTTCCGCCACCATCACGGCGCCCGATGGCGTCTCGATCGAGGGCGATGTCGCAATCGACGGCAAGGTGACCGTCACCGGCGACGTCGTGTCGGATGGCGACGTCAAGGCCGGCGCGATCAGCCTCAAGACGCACAAGCACGGCGGGGTCACCGCTGGCGGCGCACAGACCGCGGTGCCGGTATGAACGGGATGGACCGCAACACCGGCAAGCCGCTGAGCGCGATCGACCATCTGCGCCAGTCCATCGCCGACATCCTCACCACGCCGATCGGCAGCCGAGTCATGCGCCGCGATTACGGTTCCGCCCTGTTTGAGCTGATCGATCAGCCGATGAATCCGCTCGGCCTGCTGCGCCTCTATGCCGCCACCGCGGACGCGATCCGCCGTTGGGAACCCCGCATCCGCCTCACTCGCATCGCCGTCGCCGGCGGCGAGGCCGCGGCGCTCGCCGCCGGCGTCTTCGCCCTCGACCTTGAAGGCGAGTTGACCGGCGCCGCCGGCGTCAACCGCCTCGCTCGTCTTTCCATCCCGCTCCGCCCCGTCACCAGCTGAGGACATTATGACCTTCTTCCACGGCATCACGGTCTCCGAACCCGTCGAGGGCATCCGCCCCATCCTCGAGAAGTCGACCGCCATCATCGGCGTCGTCGTCACCGCCAGCGCCACCGCCGGCGCCGCCAGCGACGCGCTCGACGCGGCCTTCCCGCTCAATCGCCCCGTGCGCGTCACGGATCTGCGGGCCGCGATCTCGCTCGCCAGCGGCGGTACCCTGCCCGACGTCCTGGGCACGATCGCGGACCAGGGGACGCCGGTCACCGTCGCCGTGCGCGTGCCGATCGGCGCCGACGCGGCCGAGACCGAGGAAAACATCGTCGGGGGCAGCGTCGACGGCCAATACACCGGCCTGCAGGCGCTGCTCGCGGCCGAGGGCCAGCTCGGCGTGCGCCCGCGCATCATCGGTGTGCCTGGCCTGGACACCGTCGAGGTGGTCGACGCCGCGATCACCGTGGCGAAGAAGCTGCGCGGCATGGTCTATGCAAGCTGTCGCGGCGCCGAAGAGGACACCGCCGACGCCGCAGCCATCTATCGCAACGCCTTCGGCGATCGCGAGCTCATGCTGATCTGGCCCGACTGGACCGGCTTCGACGGGCACGCCATCGCCTCGGCCTTGGGCAAGCGCGCCATGCTCGATGAGACCATCGGCTGGCACAAGTCGCTGTCCAACGATCCCGTCGCCGGCGTCACCGGAATGTCGAAGGACGTGCATTTCGACATCCGCGACTTCTCGACCGACGCCGGCGTGCTCAACCAGAACCAGGTGACCACGCTGGTCCGCATGAACGGGTATCGCTTCTGGGGGAACCGCACCACCAGCGACGAACCGCTCTTCGCCTTCGAGACCGCGGTGCGTTCCGCCCAGGCGATCCAGGACGCGATCGCCGATGGCCTGGCCTGGGCGATCGACAAGCCGATGACGATGGGCCTGGTCCGCGACATCGTGGAGACGATCAACGCCACGCTGCGGCGCTGGACCAACGAGGGCCGCATCGTCGGCGGACG